GTAACGCTCTGGCACTTGCTCAATAGAAACACCAGTAGGTAAACTAAGACGCCTATTAACAAATGGTTCATAATCATAAGGGTAATCTTTTAAACTAGCATTTCGTTTAAGAAATCGTTTTCTAGCTTTTTGAATAGATGATAATGGACGTTTGTTAATATTTTCTGACATACCTAGTGCTTTCTTAGCACCAAATGCAACAGCTGCTCCAGCTGCACGTAAAGTATTAACAAGTGGTATACCACCCTTAGTACGATCTAACAGATTACGTGGATCTATTAAATAAGATGCTAACTCCCCCACAAACTGACTATCAGCATCACCTTGTTTTCCTTGGACATAAAGATAATCATGCATTTGAGCTTTACGATCTAACTTGTCCACAGGCAATTTATCAAAATTAGTATCCCCACGTAAATTACCAAAATAAGCATCATTACCATATTCATCTAATTTAGCAATTGGTGCAGGTATTCTAGTATTTTCAACTAATTTTTGGGCTTTCTTTTTTATTTTTCGTATAACTTGAGACATTTTAAAATTTTAATTTTAAATTAGCGTGATCAACTTTAAACTTAATACTAATTTATCCATTAAAACCTGTGCATCATGAGTGCCTTCATAACCACAATACAACGTTTCAATCCAATTATCCGTTTTCCAAATTGCACGAATGTGATCTATTGATATATCATTAATAGTACCTACCATAAAATTACTATAATTTTTATTCAGAAAATTGATATATGATTGCAAAACATTGCGCAATTGCTTATTTCCATAGCAATCAATACGCAAAGCACACACTCTTAAATAATGCCAACGAACATCATCAACCGATGATCCCCACATTAAAGACGACATTACCTTTGCATATTCAGGTACTGGTAACCAAACACGATTTTTCTTATCAAAATCAAACCCATTAGATAAAAAACTAACTTCACAAAGTTGTCGTGGTGCATTACATGGACTTTTGGTTATAACACCAATCCCACTCCAAATTGGTGAAATGGTGTCAACATTATACAATTTCACCATTTCATTAGACACAGTGAATGTATTATCGTCACCATATAATGCAGCTTCTACATGCTTAATAAAATCAGTATAATCATTGTCCACTATATCATTGGTTAACAATATCCAAGCATACGCTTTTAACCGAAATAATACCATAGTATTATCAACAACAGTATTAGAACTACCACTAGGATTACCAGTATGTTTAACTATAAGTTCACCATTTTCTAATACTATAACACTATGAACTATACTATCATACACAGCATTCATCCGCTTATAATTTTCATCAGTTTTGTCACAATGTGCAATATATGACCATCGTATATCACGTTGTCCATACAAAGCTCTTGCAAATAAAGATGAATCATATTGACTTTCATCTAACTCAAATGCATTAGGATGCTTATTTAAGCGTTTGTACAGATTATTCCATCCGCGCAAAAATTTACTACAACCTACAAACGACCATGTTTTGTTTGCAGAATCATAAAATTTATTGTTCATATCCAAACACAAACGATTTGTTGCCAAAGACAATTCAAAAGGACAAGCAGTAAATGTACGAAAATCATTATTTGCTAGTTTCTCATAACCACGCATTTCTACCTTTTCTGCACAAGTCCATATTGGTACTATATTATCAAAATTATTTGTACCAATAACCTGCCAATAATCTTCAAGGACTGAAACCATCTTCACATTCTGAAGAAAATCATTTTTCTTATGACATGATAAGCTCCAGGGATAACCAGGTGATGTAGTTTTATCCATTTGTTCTAAACAAACATCTTGATCAAGGACACGAGCTCCAGCCATATATGGTTGCCAATGACGTTGAGTCCAATCCCCGGCTTTCACCCATGCTACTTCATCCAGCACTGGTTGTGATTTATCATATTTTCCAATAGATTTAAATCCAGCCTCGAGATTGGCTTTAACCATCCTGTATTCAAAAGGAATTTCCTTCCCTTCACTTTTCAAGAAACTAGCAAAACTAACATTACTAATCTCTTTTTGAGAAAATTTTGTAAATCGATTGACATAACCTAAATGATCTACATTACCTCTGGTAAAATATTTCTTAAATAATGACCCTCCAACACTATCTTCACTCTTAAA